AGTCTAGATAGAATCAGTTTAGTATCTGAACCAGCAATTGAAACAGATTTTTTCTATTTCTCTAAAGTTAATAAAGAATCTAATTTGAAATTTGCTATTGAAAGTGAAGAGAAGAGAGTTGTTACTGGTGTAGCAATGATTCCTAATATGGATATTCTCAGACAAGATGAAGTAACAAAAGAATATTATAATGTATTTTTTACTAAGGATACTATTTATAAGTGTGCTCAATTATTTTTTAAATCAAGTGATTCTGCTACAAACGAAAGTAATCTTGAACATCAGTTTATGATAGATGATGTTTCAGTTTTTGAAAGTTGGATAATTGATTCTGCTAATGGTAAAGGTGGAGGTAAGAACTTCGAAAATATTCCTGATGGTAGTTGGTTAGTTTCTTATAAAATTGATAATGATGATGTATGGGAAAATTTCATTAAGACTGGTATAATCAAAGGATTCTCTGTTGAGGGAATGTTTATTCAGAATTTCAATAAACTAGTTAAGAACACAGATGAACTATTCTTAAAAGAGCTTAAAGCCTTATTAGATTCAGACTTATCAGATAAACAGATATTTAATAAATTATCTAATCTGAAAACTAAACACTAATTGATTTTATCTGTTTTATAAAAAATAGGAAGTACTAATATGGATATTAAAAAGACAATAGACGAGTTAAGAACATTAGTTTCTTCAATTTCTTTTAATTCTGAAACAGAACAACCAGAAGATATTAAATTTTTAGATATAACAGATGAAAATGGTAATATTTTAAGAGTTGAATCAGAAGAATTAGTTGTAGGAGATGTTATTAAAATGGTTACTGATGATGTAGAAGTTGCTATTCCAGAAACAGAAATGAAATTAGAAGATGGTAGAACAATCAAGACAGACATTGATTCAAAAATCATTGAAATAATTGAAGTTGAAAAGGAAGAGGAAATTGAAACACCAGAAGTTGAAACAGAAGTAGCAGAAGTAGCAGAAGAAGAAATGAATGAAGTTGAAACACCAGAAATGGAAACAGAAACTCCTGATGAGATAGTTAATGAAGAAGAAGTTAAGGAAGAAAAAACAGAAGATTCTAATTTTGAAAATAGAATAGCTGATTTAGAAAATTTAATTAAAGAATTAATAACTAATCAAACAACAATGAATGAAGCTCAATTAAGCATTATTAACATTGTAGAAGAATTTGGTAAAACACCAGTTGAAGATAAAGTCAACTTGAAAACACTTTTCAATAAAACTGAAAAAAGTTCAAATAGAGATTCTGCTTTAGAATCAATTAGAAATTTTAGAAGTAAAAAATAATAAAAATAAAAGAAAAAAGATATGAGTTTAGATTTAACAGGATTATCAACTTGGACAGATGAGAACAAGTTAGAATTAATCAAAAAGTCAGTATTAAAAGGAAGAACTGCTGATATAATTAAAGTACAGGGTGGTATTAAGAATGCTGCTACTATTAACTTACTTGGTTCGACTTTAGTTGGTCAGGCTGGTGCTTGTGGATTCTCTTCATTAGGAGATACTGCTTTAACACAAAGAACTATCACAGTAAAGGATATAAAAATCAATGAATCAATTTGTTTAAATGATTTAGAAGATTATTATACTTCAACTATGATGAATCCGGGTAGTTATAATGAAAATATTCCATTCGAGCAAATCTTCGCAGAAGAAAAAGCTGAATTGATTCAATCAATGATTGAAGATATAGTATGGAAAGGTGATACAGCAGGTGCAGGCAATTTAGCTTTAGCTGATGGATTTATCAAATTATTTGATGGTTTAGCAGGTACTGTAGTAGATGGTGCTCCATTAGTAGTAGGTGGAATGACACCAGCGAATGCTATTGATTTAATTGATGAATTAGTAGGACAAATTCCAGCTGATATAATCGATGCAGATGATTTAAAGATATTTATGTCATATTCTGATTATAGAACATATACTAAAGCATTAAGAGATGCAAACTTATTCCATTATGATGCTAAAGAAGGAGCAGAATTTAGAATTTTTGTACCAGGTGTAAATGTTGAAGTTGTAGCTGTAAGAGGTTTAAATGGTCAACAAGATATAGTTGTAGCTAACGCTTCTAACTTATATTTAGGTACTGATTTACTTAACGATTCTGAAAACTTCAAAATCTTTTATTCAGAAGATAATGATGAAGTAAGATTTATCGCTAAAATGAAAATTGGAGTTGAAGTAGCTATTCCAGAATTCATCGTGCATTATTCAGCATAATAAATTGAATTAAAAATTAAAAATCTAAATGGGATTAGTTTATAAAAATTAATCCCTTTTTAGAATAAAAATAAAAATATAAAAATATGGGATGTTTATTAACAGGCGGTTATCTTAACGGATGTAGAGATAATACAGGAGGAATACAATGGGTAGCAATAGCTAATTTTGATTCAACTATAACTTATACTTTAGGAACTAATGATGTTATTGAAGGACTAAGTGCAGTAGGACCAACCTATTATACTTTCCAACAAGAAATGGAAGTTGGAGAATTCACAGAAAAAATGACTGCTTCAACAGAGAATGGTACAGTAGTATATGAGCAATCTGTTACTTTAACTATGCATAAATTAGATGCAACATTAAAGAACACTTTGAAACTATTAGCACAAGGTAATTTATCAATTTTGATACTTGATCAACGTGGAATATATCACTTAATGGGAAAACAAAATGGAGTTAGAGCAACAGAAGGAAATAGTGGAGTTGGAAAAGCTTTATCTGACCTTAATGGTGTAACAATTACTTTAAGTGCAAAAGAACCAGCACCTAGTAATGAAGTTAATCAGACTTTAGCTGGATTTGTGATTTCATAATCTAGTCTTACAAAGATGTGTATAAAAGGATGTTTAGTGATTAAAATCGCTAGGCATTTTTTTGTCTCAGAAATTCTCTAAATTTCATTAAGGCTAATTGATACATATTAGATGCTTCTAATTCTTCTATAAATGTACCTAATGATATGGTCCAAGAAATGTATAGCAACTAATTTGTGTATTTGTAGTGTTGTTATTATATTATTATATGATAATCTTACGTGTAAATATCCACCCCTACCTACTGAATTTTTCCTTATCATTTCCCTACCATATTTTAGTGATTTAACTCTACCTAACGAACTAATCTGATAATCACCTCCATAACCATTAATATCTTTCCATTCTTCCATATATCTTATATATTAAATTTGATAAACAGTTTACATTTTTATCTGTTTTATAAAAAAGATATAATACAGTTATGTTAGAATTAAGAAAGGAATATAAAGGGAAATCTATATTTTTCAATCCTACAAGAACTACTTTAATTTTGGATGATTTAGATAAGAAAACTTATAAGTTTTATTCAGACAATGGATTAGATTATTTATTTGTAGAAGTAAAATCAGTAAAACCAAAAATGGTTAAATATAAAGGAACTAAGAAAGATGATTAGGTTGAAGAAATTAGAAACGAAAACAGTTGTCTTAACATTAAGAGAACGAGCAACTATTGCAGATGTTTATTACATTTTCAACTTGTATTCTAATGGGACACAAACTAATACTATATTCACAAGTGATGATATATCACCTAGTGTAGAACGATATAATGCCTTTGAGTGGACAGAAGGAACTACATTTGATTTACCTATTGGTTCATATGATTATTCTGTATATCAAACTGATATTAATGGAAGTGTTGATATAACAGGTAGGAAAATAGTAGAAACTGGATTGTTAATTATCTATGATGATAATACTACTAATATTGCTTATAATGGAACACAAACTATACCCGAATATAGTCCACAATAAAATAAAAATTAAGAAATGAACGAAAATAATAATAACCAATTTAATTTTGGTATTGTAAATATGAATATGGGAACACAGACACCTTCATTCAAAGAATCTTCTAATAAGAAATGGATTAATTTTGGGAATGATAATCTTTATCCACAATCTTCATTAGATAATTACCATAATAAGAGTAATAAACATAAGGCTATTATAAATAAGAAAGCTGAAATGGTGGCTGGTAATGGATTTGAAGAGGTATTAAATCCTTCTATTCAATATACTAATTTTATCAACAATGCTTTTGGGGAAAAGAGTCTAGAAGAAGTAGCTTTAAAGCTTGCTTATGACCAAGAAATACATTCAACATTTAGTCTTAAAATAAAATGGAGTAGAGATGGTAGTATAATTGCTGCTGTTGATTATATTGGAACTGAGAAAGTTAGATTGTCTACAACTGATAATTCTTTTTACTTATCTAAAGATTGGGAAAATTATAGAAAAGCGGATAACGAACCTTTTGAATTATCAGGTTTTTCACAATTAAATAAATTAGAAGTACCTATTCAGATTATGTATATTAAACAAGATATTCCTGGATTTGATTATTATAATTTACCAGCATATTCTTCAACTATACCTTATATAATGAGTGATTGGGAAATAGGTCAATTTCATTATAATAGTATTACAAATGGATTTTCAGGTGGATTCTTAATTAACTTTGCAACTGGTGTACCCACGATGGAAGAGATGAAGGATGCACAAAAGAAGTTCATTAAAAAATATACAGGTACATCAGGTCAGAAAATAGTAATGACTTATTCTAAAGGTCAAGATGAAGCACCAACTTTACAACCAATTACACTAGATGCAAGTGATGAAAGATTTATTATGTTAAATGAAATGATTACTAGTGAGATTTTCATAGGACACGGTGTTGTTTCACCAATGTTATTCGGTGTTAGAACAGAAGGTCAGTTAGGTGGAAGAGATGAAATGTTAGAAGCAATGGAATTGTTTCAAACTACTTATATTGATTACCAACAAAGAAAAATCGAAAGAGTCTTAAATAAACTAGCTAAGATTAATGGAGTTATTGAGGAAATAAAATTAAAGAAATATGATTTATTTAAAGGGGATAATTCAGAAAATAAAAAATAAGGAGAAGAAGAATGAAAGCTAAATTTATAGATGCAACATATATTAAAAAAAATTCACCGCTACAGGAGAATATAGATGAAAATATTTTATCACCATTAATATTAACTGCGCAGGAAATACACATTAAGAATAAATTAGGAACTGCTCTTTATGAGAGATTAATGATAGATGTTGATTTATTTATTACATTAGGCACACCTATTGTTTTACCTTATTCGACTTTACTAAACGATTATATAGCACCTTGTTTAAAGGAATGGACAATCTATGAAGTATTACCTTATATATCTTTAAAGATAACTAATAAAAGTGTGAGTAAAAGGAATTCGGAATTTAGTGTTCCAGCTGAGAATTTTGAAGTAAAAGAATTAAGAAATAGTGTAAGAGATGTAGCTGAATTATTTACAGAAAACTTAACTAATTATTTGAAAGAAAATAAAGATAGTTTTCCAGAATATTGTAATCCAGGAAATGGGGTTGATACAATTAGACCTAATGATGATAACTTTTTCGGAGGTATTTATTTAGGATAAAAGATTATGAAACGAACAAAATATAAAAATACTATTAACCGTAATAAGTTAAAGATATTCTTATCTAAGAATAAAGGAAAAAACAAGAGGAAAAATAAAAATGTTAGAAATAATTAATTATATTAAATCTGCATTCGCTGCAGTTGCATTATTCATTTCAGTCGATGTTGACTTACTATATTTCTTACCAATTATAATGTGTATAGATGCATTATTTGGTATTATAGCTAGTCATAAAATGAAAGAGAAATTTGTTATGAAGAAATTCCAATGGGGATTCTTAAGTAAATTTGCACTATTATTATTACCTGTTATAATAGCTTTAATTGGTACAGGTATTGGTTATGATTTAACACTAGTAATTGATTGGGCTATTAAGTTATTATTCATTGCTGAGGGTTATTCTATCTTAGGTAATATGTACACTATGAGAACTGGTAAGAGACCTATTGAAGTTGATTTAATTTCTTTAGCTATTCTATGGGGTAGGAAATTAGTAGTGAAATTATTCAATTCAACAATGGTTAATATAGAGAAGAATTTAAATATAGAAGAAACTAAAGATGAAAAGAAGGATTAAGAATTTAAATACTAATGCAGTATTAATCGGTATCGTTATATTATTTACTATTTATATAGTTGATTATAATAACAATAAAGCGAAAGGTAAAAGATTCACTTTTGAAGATGGAATAGTCTTATATGAACTATTAGATAATGAAGATATCGATATAGATATAACAAAAATATACGGAGATAAACAAACAGATTTCCGTGAATATATAGAAAATAAAAAATAAAATAAATATGGCACAAAGAACAGAAAACAACGCACCTTTTGGATTCAGAACATTCGGAAAAGTAATAGATGATATTACAGAATTATTCGGATTAACAGGTGGTGGTGGGGCATCATATACAGTATATAGATGTACATTAAAACAAACAGGTACAAATGCACCAGTTGCAACAGTAATAGAAAATACATTAAGTGGAACACCTGTATGGAGTAGAACATTTAATGGTGATTATACATTAACATTAGCAGGTGAATTTCCAGATGAAAATAAAGTAGTTATACTAACACCAACTTCTGCTGGAACATTAAGTGGATTATCGAGAGATATTTATGCTGCTAGTAATTATGCAGATGTAAATGCAGTATATTTACAAACAGCTTGGATTGATACTTCTGGTAGTTATACACCTTCAGATGATGTTATGTGGCAGCCTTCTTATTTTGAAGTAAGAGTATATGCTTAAAAATATTAAAAATACAAACGCTTAGGACCCGTTTAGTTACGTGGATTAAAACTTCACAAAAAGAAAGAAACCCAGAAGATATCGCTATCAGTCTGGGTTTCGTTTTTATGAAAAATTATTTTATTCAAATGTGTATGTGTAGTGTGGTTCTTCGGTGTCACTCATTGCTAAGAAATCATCTATTACTATATCATTTTCTGTATCTTTTACTATGACTACTAGTATTAGATTTTTACTTATATCAATATCAATATGTTCCCCTTTATGTAATTGATAATTATATTCACTAACTCCATTATCTTCTACTGGTGCTTCATAAGATATCAAATGACCATCTGTATCTATTTCACATTCGCCTTTATAAGACGTTTCAATATGTACATCTCTAACTTCTCCTTGGTGAAAAACTGATTTCTCACAACTTACAATTGTTAATCCTAATAACAATCCTACTAATACTTTTCTTAAATTTTTCATAATTTCTTCTTTTTTTATATTTGTAAATATACTAACTTTTTATTAATATTCAAAATTTATTTACATTTTTAATTTATTTAATCGATAATAATTAAATCCTATTTGATTATCTTTATTAATTATACTTTCTAGATATCTTATATACTCAAATAGTGTTGTTAAATCCTGTACCACTTCACTAGGGAATTTATATCCAAATGGCGGATTATCCTCTGTTATTTGGTCTTTCATAGATTTATTATTATATTCAATTCATCTAATTTGTTTTTATTTAATAAATAGAAATCAATAACTTCTTTATCAATTATACCTTTTTTTATTTGAATTTCTATTAGTGAAAATGATTCTGATACTTTCTTTTCTAAAATTCTTTTTAATTTTCTCATAACTTGTTGTTTCTTTATGTTATATATTAAATCTGAAAACAGAAAAAGTTCATTTTACCATCTAGATTCTTTACTTCTATTGTCTATATGGGTAAAGTTATCATATTTACCAAGTCCTTTAATAGTTAAAAGGTTATCATCTATCATTTGTGTTATAATTTTATAAGTTTCTTTAACTGTAATTCCTTCTACTACTATATCTAAAGCTGTTCCTAATAGATGTTGTGAACGTCTAGCACCACCAACACTCATATTATGATTTATTGAACGATAAGCACTATTAATATGAATAGGTTTATCTATATAATCTCTAATTATTTGTACTTGTTCGGCTATCAATAGTATATTTCGGAATACTTTAAAAGGCATATCACCACCATCCTTTGAATGGAATTCTGATAATTTAAAATTCTTTGTAATGTTTACATCTTGCATATTTATATTTTATTTATTTTCTAATATATTACGGAGGATTAAAAGAAATTGAAATTCTTCTCTATATTCTTCCATTTGTTCTTTAGTAATATCTTCTACTTCGTTATTATAGATGATGTTAATAAGCTTTCTTAATCTTTCCATAGTTTATATATTCAAATTACTTTGCTCCATTCGTGAGAAGCCATCCCAGACTATTTTCAAAATCTTTACCTTCTTTAGCATACTCTAAAATCTTTCCTTTTCTTTCAAATGAATTAATTTCATTTGGTAATTGATAATTATTAAAAGTATCAATTCTACCACCATATTTTTTAAATAAACTATTAAACTCTCTACGAGTTACTTTATACATCATAGTAGCACTTCCATAATCACCACCTTGGATTACACAATGTTGGAAATTCTCTTCTAATAATTTAATTAGATTACTTGGTTTAATTACATATACATTATCCTTCAAATATAAAGGGAAGAAGTAAACGAATAAATCTGCTTTAGTAACAAACACACCTGATGTCTTTCCACCACAACTAACTTCGAATACAAGATTATCTGTTTTGGTTTCATAAAAATCTGTTTTAATTTCAGCTAATATTTTCTTACCTGTTATTCCAGATATATCACCTTTATGATGAACTGCAAAACAGACGTCATAGTCTTTCCACTTTGATTTTTGTCCAGGGTATTTGCTATGAGAATGATGATTAAAGTGTAAATCATATTTTTGTGTTAATATATTATTTTCAATATAATTTATCATTATACGTTCACCAAACATTCCTTTTTGATTATCTTTTTGGAATTGTTGACTTCTATTCCATCCTATTTTATTATTATTATTTTCTTTCATAGTATATATATTAAATAATAAAACCGTTTTTTGAAACTTTTCTATATAAATAGAATATAATACTTATTACCTACCAAATGTTTTTCATAGGTTTTTTTTGTAAGGATGGTCTTAATTGATTATCCTTTTTTTATTTCAATAATTATCCCTTTAAAATTTTGTTTATTAGATTGATTATAGTATATTAACTATATGAAGAAAATAGAATTATTAAAAAGAATGTCAATTAAAGAATTGAATGAATCAAAAAAAGCAATATTAAAGATGTATGGGAGTAAAATAGAATTAAGATATAATTTAATTAAGAATATTGATGAAGAAATCTCACTTAGATAGTTGATATACAAGTAGTTATAAAATTACTTCTATATTTTGGTCATTTTTGAACATTTTAGCTGATATAGACCTTAGGAAAGTTGAAAATAATTGAAATTAGGGTATTTAGACCCCCTACAACTGCCCTTAAATAGCCTTTTTATAGTAAAAAATCAAGGTAAATTAAATGTTTGAAAAAGACATTAGAATATTATCTATCTGAAATATTGGGGATTTTCTGGTATAAATTTATTTCTAATTTTTCATCTTCATTTGAAAAGTAATCAGATAATATTAAGAAAATTTCCTTTCTCTTTGCTTGTGCTTTAGTCTTATATTCAAATAGAGGGATTAATATTATATCTTCTTCTGTGTAATCAATACTATGTAAATAATCATATAAAGGCTTCTTATGTAATTTTCTGAATGAATATTGATGTTGATAAGTTCGTCTCTTTAAATCCTTTGTATGACCATAATAGAGAATGTTATCTTCCCTATCTACTATCTTATATACTGTATGTGCCATTCTATTTATATAATTCTTTTATAAGTATTCTAATTATAATAAGACCAATTGATATCCCTAGTATATACATCATTATATTTTATTTTCTTTTATAATAACTAGCATTTATGGAACACTATCCAAGTTATTAAAATGATATCATAAATATCAATGTGTCTATAAAAAAATTCTTTTAGTTTGTTAAATTTAGTTTTCATAATGTTTTTTTAATTTTTTATTTTCTGAATTATCCCCCTTAGATTTAAATTCTATTTTCATCCAATCAAATAACCAATTATCTTCATCAGTAGAATGGAATCTAAATCCAACCTTTTTATACAAACTAATTGCTTTGTGGTTATCATTCTTTACCATCAAATAAAGATTAGGATAGTTGAGTGACATAGCTTGCTTTAGAGCGTCCATTACAATCTCTTTACCATAACCTTTCCCTTGATAAATAGGATTGACGTAAACAGAAGATAAAGTGTAGTCAGACTGTTGTTCTTCTATTACGAATGAAGCTACGTATTCATCCATTAAATAATAAATAGAATGATGTTGGATGTGATAATTCCACTGTTGACTATATTGGGTTCTTGTTAGTTTCATATTAATTTTATTAATGTTTTCTTTCTTTACTTTAATGGTCTACTATAATAATTTAGATATTCTCATTTCTATTTTTTCTGATTCAGTTAGTTCTTTGTTCTTTTCGGTAATAAGAATTGATTCTACTTCAAGTAGTTCATCTATTGTTAATTCAATATCGTGACCAAAATATGTTTTTCCATATTCTTGTTTCTCAGGATATTTATACATCTTGTACCAAACCCCTCCTTGTTCATATGCTACATCCTTACCTTTATTTATCTCTACTGCTCTTCCACAACTCATAATGTTTTCTTTCTTTATTTTAATGTTTCTTTAAATAATTATTCAGTTAATTTCTATTTATATGTTATATTACTTTTAAATATTTTTGATAAGCTTCTTTAACATTTATTAATTTCATATCTGATAGACTTGTGTTCTGCCTTAAATACAAATCATATTCTTTGAATGTTAATTCTCCATTAATTAATCTAATTTCATATTCAAGAGAAGTGATATATCCCATTACAACACTACCATTTCCACCTAAATCCATACCACCATAATCACTAGAATAATTACAACAGCCATCTAAATTTCGGATATAAGTATATATAATAGAGAAATCATCTATTTCTTCTGGTAATGTAATTTTTTCTTTTTTGTTCTTTTTAAACCAATTCATAATGTTCTGTTTTCTTTTATTTTCTTTTCTTTATTTTAATGTTTCTTTCTTTATATAATATTCTGATAATTTCTTTCTTAATTTTTGAACTTCAATATATTTATTTTCAATTCCTTTTATTGATTTTTTATATTCTTCAATTAATGTTTTTGATTCTAAATCTTTTATTTCCTTTCTTAAGATTAAAATACATTCTAATCGAATATCTTGTAAAGGTATATTTGATGTAAGGAAATCTGCTTCTAATTCTACTAGCCTTTTTATTACTATTGACTCATCTGATACCTCGATAATATCTTCTATTTCATCTGGTAATGTAATTTTTTCTTTTTTGTTCTTTTTAAACCAATTCATAATGTTTTCTTTCTTTATTATATATATCAGATTTCTTTGTCTCCCTAATCTAAGGGGGATAATTATCAAAATATTCTCTCGCTCTTTCGGGCATCTACGAGCCACACATTCGAGAATAGATTCTTTGGTCGTTATTATATTGTCTGTCAGTCTGTTTCAAGTCTAAACCTATAATAATAATAATAATAATAATAATAAGAAGGACATATATAGTATTTAATAGTAATAGTTTATAATACGCCCAAAAAGACACATTTTATAGAATATGACCTAATATCAGAAGATAAGCCGCTTTCATAAGCGGTGGATGAGACAATAATAAATAGAAATAAATTACAAAAAAGGTAAACAAAGGAGTAAAGTTTTTATATATAAGACAAAGAAAGAAACAAAGAAATGATAGAAATTATACCAATGAACAACACAGGATTATTTGAAAGAGAATTATCCAATAAAGAAATTAAAAGATTAACAGTTGAACATTATTGTTTCGCTGTTGATATGACACTAATAAGTAAACTAATAACAATTGAAAATAGACCAATTAATAATCAAAAATTATTCATAAGAAATATACTTGAATTTTTATCTTGGTTAGATAGTAATGAAAAGATAATGGATACTGGTGATGGACAAATACACACACAAATTTTCAGAAGATTTTTTGGTAATAATCACACTAAAGGATATAAGACAATATTATCTGAATTAGAAATTATTACAGCTATCCCACACGAAGATGGAACTTGGTTTTCATATAATAAAAAGAACACACCAGAAAATATGAAAGTAGATGCTGTATGTTCTAGATATAAAGTACATAATACTTATTATGCTATGGATGAAATATGCTTAGTTGTTATTCCAGAGGGAAGAAAGAAATACACAAGAGATACAATCACTATTCAAGATGGATTAGAATTAGACAATCGATATATAAATACAATTGATAAAATAGAAATTAATACCGTACCTGCAATTAAAGGTGAAATTGAACATTGCATTAAAAACAATCTATCTTTATCTATATTACAAAGAAGAATATCAAGAATCTTCAATACTAAAAGAAGTCGTTCAATTAAAAAAGGTGGTAATGTTAGTAGAATATACCACACATTTAGTACTATAAGTAGAATATCAAGAAAACATTTATCTGTTAATTTTACTTCAATAGATATTAAAAATTGCCAACCACTTATATTAGTAGGATATCTAATGTCTAATGAATTGGGATATGATATCGATTATAAAAATGATTGTGAAGATGCTATATTCTATGAAAAGTTTTATGATTTATATTCACATATACAAGATGAAGAAGAAAGAAGATTAAAAGTTAAACAACATATTTATAAATTTTTATTTTTCGGATTCACTGAAAGAAGTAGAGTTAATAAAAGATTCAAAGAATTATATCCAATTACTTGGCAAACTTTAAGTGAAATTAAAAAAACTGATATAAGTCTAGCTAATAGATTGCAAAATTTAGAAGGTGATTTATTCAATAAGCTAATTCCAGATTTTAGTAAACATTACTTCACATTATTTGATGCGGTTTATTTTTCTGATTCAAGTGAGATAGGAACATTAACCAAAAGATTAGGTGAGTTATTCGCTGGATTAGGATTGAAGGTTAGAGTAGAAATAAATTAAAAACATTATATTTGATTTAATACTAATAGTATCCGCTGAAGCTGAATTTGCTGTTATTATACATTTAAATAAAGGGTATAATAATTGAAAATAAATCAACTTTATACCCTAGGGACTATATAACATTATATATATAAGGTATAAGAAAAACAAACAAATAAATAAACAAAGAAATTATGAAATGTAAAAACACAAAATGTAACAAAGAATTTACTGGTAGAATAACAAAACAATATTGTTCAACTAAATGTAAAGATTTATCAAAATCGATTAGGAATCATAGAAAAAACTATCAAGCTATACCACCAGCAGAATACAAAACAATTGATGAAATAACAGAACAAGAATGTATTGAATTAAATAAACTAAGAGAAGAAGTAATGGGTTATTTATTTTCAAACGAAGAGAATACAATAATAGTAAAAAAATAAATAAAACGATATGATAACAATGATGGGATACTTTGTAATAGGAATGGGAATAAGATTTCTAATAACAAAAGATAAGAAAAGATATTTCTTAAAATAAATTATAATAAAAATAAACTAAAACCAATTTTTCAATAGTAGAGAGATTGGTTTTTTGTATATATAATCTATGAGACAGACATTAACACTAAGAGAAGTATTAAGATTATTATTCATCCCATTACAATCAAAAGAAGATACAGTATTCTTATATGAAATACTAGCAGACGATATAGATAATATAGATAGATTAATCGTAGAAGAATCAGGATTTGTTATATTGGATTTATATGGTATGGAAAAATATGTAAGTTATTTAGATTTAGAATATTTCATTATACCACAAGCATTATTTGATAGACAAACAGTTATAGAAGAAGTAAGAAGAATAGAAATTGAATTACTTGAATCAGAACTATCACAATTAGAAAAGAAGATAGCTACATTAGATAGTAATTTAGATTACTGGTTAGACTCATACAACCTTATCCTGAAAGAAATAGACTTACTTGTATAGTCTTATATCAAATAATATTTTAAAGCCCTTAGAAGAGACGAGAGGAGGTATTTTTGATATATATATTATGGAAACAAAAATACTATCAAACTCAGAAATATTAGAAATAACATTAAAAGAAACAGATTACATTCAGATATGTGATAATATATCTAAGGGGGATAATTTAAAAATGGAATTATTCCAAGAAGTAATGTTATCTATTATGAAGAAGAAGAATAAATTCCTAAATGATTTACATCAAAAGAAACAATTAAAATATTATATTATATTTATTCTCAAACAAGAATGGTCAGGTAGTAATTCAAGTTTTAATAGAAATTTCAGACAGAAGAGAAACCAAGTTAAGATAGATATAAATGTTGATTTATCTACAATAGATATTTTCACAGAGAATTATAATGGAAAACTATTCAAGAAGTTAATTGAACTATCTGATGATGAATATAGTAATAAGATTAAATATTATTTATCTAATATAGATAGAATATTATCAGAAGAAAAGTATTGGAATAATGGAATACAAGATTGGTATGGTAAAGAATTATTTGAAATGTATTTTAAATTGAATGATTATAATATGATAGATGGTTATAAAAGAGATTTAGAATGTACATCACAAACAAGCAGTATGAGAAAGATAGAAAGAAGAACTGGTATAGACCACGTAAGCGTTTCCTTTTCTATTAGAGATACAAAGAAATATATTCAAGATATATTAAAAGAAGAAAAGATAATGTGAAAAACAAACAGCTAATTTATCTGTTTTATAAAAAACAACTATACACACAATGTTTACTATTTTAAAATTAATATTAATAACTTATGTTCTTTCTGATTTATTCAAAGTAATAGGAGAAATTATATCAGGGATAAAATCTAAATATAAATTAGTAAATATAATTAGATTATTATTAACATACGTTCTAAGCTGCGGAAAATGTAGTAGCTTCTGGTTTACATTAATTTATACACAGAACCTCTTATACGCTTCGCTAGTAGCAATAGTAATAAGTATAATAAAGATGTTAGAAGAAAAATATATTAAAGTTAAATTATGATAATAGTAGAAGAAGAAGACATAGTAATATTTGAACATATCAATTCTTTAATATTCGCAACACCTAGTGATAGTTTATTAGCTAAGAATTTATGTGAGAAATATAAGATGGAAAATTGTATAAGTTGTTCAAGTTGTCCTGAAATAACTAGAAGATTATTCAGTAAGATAAAAGATTATTATAAAATAAATAAAATTGAAGATGAAAAATAAGAATAGATTACAATCGATAAGAGATACAAGATTGGGGATTGATACATATCAGACAATGTTATCTAAGATGAAATTCGAAAGTATGGAAGAATATGATTTAATCGGAAAGGTTGAAGATATTTCTATTTATATAAACGAAGGAAATGTAGATGAAGATAAGATGGTTGAAGATGTAAGTAAACAAAAATTCTTACGAGAGAAATTCTTAAACACAAGTGCAATTCATAATAGTCCAGAAGAAGATAGTTATTTAGATACAGGTGGTAAGGTAGTAAGATATAAATATGAAGGACCTCTTGATGATAAGAATAGAGATTTTTGTTCACATATGTTAACAGTCTATTCAAATCAATATTTTAGAAAGGAAGATATTAATCAAATGTCTTTTTCTCATCCGAATTCAGACTTTAAGAGATATAGTTATTGGCAGTATTCAGGTTCATATGGATGTCGCCATAGATTTGTAGCATATGTATTTTCAGTTAGTGAAACTGATAGAGTACAAACGACTGTTAAGCGTAGTGCTAAAGATAGTTCACCAAAGAATTAATGTCTTGGTCATATGATATACGAATAGGTAATCTATTAAGAACAACTAGTGAATGTTGTAGAATATTCTATATAGATTCAGATGATGAGTTTGTATTTAAACATAGATTATATGAAGGTAGGAAACTATCTTCTTTTTGGGGATATGAATTAGAATTAATCTTAATTAATATAGAAGATTTTAATGAATTACCATATGCATCAAGAGAAAATATAAAAGAAATTAGAAGAATATTTGGATATAACATCCAATAATTTTTTGATTATAAAACGCTAGAAGTGAAGTAAAAAAAGTGAAACAAATGAAAATAGATGTAATAGAAAAAGTAGTAGAAGAGATAATAAAACTAAGATATAATAAAGGTTATTCAACGGGTAATCTTGTGAAATATTTAAATAAGAAATATGATTTAAAAGCTACAAGAAGTTATGAATTAATTAGAATAGCAAGAGAAAAGATTGGGGAATATAATTATATAACAAATGAAAATACTTTAGAAGACGCAATTGAAATGTTAGAACAAATGTTACAACGAGCATTAGATAATGAAAATGATAAATTAGCATTAAGTATTCAACAGGAAATTAATAAAGTAAATCAACTATATATTCAGAAGATAGATATTACTTCCCAAGGAGAGAAAATAACAATTAATATAAATGGAGATAAATCTTAATTTAACAAGCAAACAAGAAATAGCATTTGAATATCTAAATGATGATATAACAACAGAAGTATTATTCGGAGGGTCTGCTGGCGGTGGAAAATCTTTCTTTGGTTGTGCTTGGCTTATTGTTCAATGTGTTCAGTACCCAGGTACAAGATGGTTGATGGGACGTTCTAAATTAAAAGCTTTAAAACAAACTACATTAAATACTTTCTTTGAGATATGTTCATTATGGGGATTAAATTCAGAACATTATAATTATAATCAACAATCAGGTGAAATAGAATTCTATAATGGAAGTATAATAATCTTAAAGGATTTATTCTTATATCCATCTGACCCTAACTTTGATAGTCTTGGTTCATTGGAAATCACAGGAGCATTCATTGATGAGGTCAATCAACTAACAGAAAAAGCAAAGAATATAGTAGCTTCTAGAATGAGATATAAATTAGATGAATACAATCTAATACCAAAATTATTTATGTCTTGTAATCCTGCTAAGAATTGGGTATATAATGAATTTTATAAAAAAGATAAAGAAGGTTTATTAGAAGATTATAAAAGATTTATACCAGCCTTAGTTAGTGATAATCCAAATATATCAAAACATTATATTACCCAATTAAAAAAATTAGATGATATAAGTAGAAGAAGATTATTATTAGGTGAATGGGAATATGAGGATAAAGCTGCTTTAATTAATTTCGATAATATAGTTGGTATATTCCAAGATTATAATTTAAATAAAAGTAATAACCCAGAAGATTATTATATAAGTGTTGATGTTGCTCGTAAGGGTAAAGATAAAGCAGTTGTTATGGTTTGGTATAAATATAATATAATCTCTATTCACACAAGAGGTATATCATTAATGAATGAATTAAAAGATTTAATAGAAAGTTTAAAGAATAAATATAGAATAAACAATAGGAATATTATAATTGATGAAGATGGTATAGGCGGTGGTCTTGTAGATTTTATACAACATTCAAATGGGTTCATTAATAATAGTAAAGCCCTTAACGGGGATAATTATCAAAATTTAAAAACACAATGTTATTTTAAATTATCAGAACTTATTAATAATAATGAGATTAAAATATTTGATTATACAATAGAAGAAAGAGAAAAGATTATTCAAGAACTATCTACTATTAAAAGAAAGAATATAGATAAAGATGGTAAGTTACAAATAATTGGGAAGGATGATATTAAGAATCTTATTGGTAGGTCACCAGATTATTCAGACGCTATGATGATGAGAATGTATTTTGAATTTTCAGGAAACACCCACGGAGGATTAACTTTCGTTATCTAAAAACAATTAAGTATTATATCTGTTTTATAAAAAAATATACACACATAATGATTACATTAGAAATAGATAATATACAATATACTGCACCAGAGGGATGGCATGAAGTTAGTTTAGAATTGTTTGATAAGATAACAGAATTAAAAGATTTGGAATTATCAGGACTTCATTATTCAATTGCTTTAATGACATTCTTAATTGGTTGTGAATCAGTAGTAGTTAAGAAATTAGCAAGTGAAGATATAATGGTTTTGAATGATTTATTTAAATGGGTATCAGAAGAAATCAAACCAAGAATGGTTGAATCAGTTTTGATTGAAGGAATCACCTATGCTTTTCCAACTAATTTAGATAAGTTAAGTTGGGGAGAGAAAGCAGATGCTGAATTGATTATCAAGACTGAAAATATGGAAACAATGAAAGGGCTAAGTAAATTACTAGCTTTATTATTACGACCAGCTACTTTAGTTTTAAATACTGAATCTAATAAAGAAGAATTAATACTTGAAGAATATGGGATAGTGAATTATGAATATAGGCACGATTTGTTCTACAAGAATTTAAATATGAGTGATGTGATGAAATTTAGGGATTTTTTTTTATCCATCGAACAAAACACTTCAAAGACTACGAGGGTTACTGGGGTAAGCAAAATAAAGATATTGAAGTAACAGAAGGGGAAGGTGGAAGAAGTGGATTATATAAAAGCTTTGATAGTGAGAAATGGATGTGGTTAATTATGACAGAGAAGTTAGTACAGATTTTCAATTGTCCAGAAGTAGAAGTATATAAATATAATTACATTCATTGTATAAATTACCTAGCAATGACAAAACAAAGAGATGAATATATTGCGAGTTTAGAAGCACAAGCAAGACAATAAAAAAATAGAATAATAATGGCAGTACCACAAACAAATACAACATTAATACAATTAGTAGATTTATTTAAAGATATAGCAGATAGGCATATGCAAATCAATGACTTTGGATTTGGGACTACTGATGAGATAGGAGAATCAAGAAGAATGTTATATCCTTATTTATGGATAACAGTAGTAGATGATTCCACATTAGTATTTGGTAGTGGTGGTATATCACATATCGATTTCTCACTTACACTTATTGTAGCAGATAAAGTAAATAATCAAACTAATAATGGGAATCAATTGGGAGAAGAATCTAACAATGGTTTAGAAGTTTCAAGCGATACCCAACAAATGATTTATGATATAATGGCTGAGTTATCTACACATCCAGGATATGATGATATGAATATAAAAGTAACAAATGATATTACATTATCACCTGCTTGGGATGAAGATGATGGAAGAGTCAATGGTTGGACAGCTACATTAGATTTAAGAATGCCATTCAGATTAACTTATTGTAACGCACCCTTTTCTAATACTTATATACCTTCATTACCATTACCTTGTAATCCAGCAACTATTCTAAATAGTGATAGTTCTTATTCAACAAGTGTAGCAAGTGGTGACACATTGATTTTACCTGATGGCTTGATTAATAATAGTGATAGTTCATATATTGTAAATTTACCAGCGACTAATGGTTTAACTATTCCAGATATTACACATACAGATTCAGATGGTAGTCCGATTACATTACCAGCCCAAACTCCTATGATATGTACACCAGGTGGGGTATCTGGACATAATAATAAAGTATTTAAATCTGGTTGTACAACTTCTAGATTTACTAATGATGATGGTGTATTACAAATGGGTAATGGTGCAGACTTCTTAACATTAACATATAATAATCATTTTGGAAATACTGATAGATTTACTGATAGAAATGGAGCACAAATATATCCAGATGGGATAGTATGTGATTGGTCAACTTGGAAAGAAGATACTGGTTATTTTTTAGCTTATCAAAAAGATATGGAACCTAGAACTAGATTAGATATTTTACTAACAACTTCACCTTTTACAAGAGATGGATTTGGAGATTGGTATGTACCTAATGTTTCTCAAGTATTGAATATTTGTAATTTTGGTATTATACCAGGAGCAATATTCCAGTGGTGGAATTATCCTCCATTTAATTATGATGAATTAGCAAGTGGATTTGATGATAGATTTTGGACAAGTACATTTGCAAGTGGTAATGCTTATGTTATTTTGTATATAGGAGTTAGTACGAAAACAAATTACTGGGGTACACATAAGACTAAATTAGTAAGAGAATTTAATGTAAGTGAATTATAAAAATAAAAGAAAATAAATATGATATTTGAACATATAGGAATAATAGAAATAGAAGAAGGATTAACATTAGAGAATCCTAAAATGGAATTACAATCAGTATATTACAATTTGATTACGAATGCATTTGAATTAGAAGTTCATTTTTGGGAAACTAAATACAGACACAGTAGAATGTTTACAGCTAGTAATGATGTAACAGGAAGTCTTTCAATGGAACAAATAGTTACATTCGTAGGAACACATCCTATTTTATCACAATTTAATGTAATAGGATAATGGGTAAGAATATAATCAATGATAAAGAAGTTAAGAAAGCTTTAAATATCTATGGTAAAGATGTAGTAGCAGAATTAGCTAAACAACTTTTAAAGTTAGATAAGAAGGCTAGTGGTAAATTGATTAAGAGTCTTGATTATAAGATACGTCCTGTTGTTAAGAAGATGGTTGTGATAATAGAATCGGAAGATTATTTACATTACGTTGATAAGGGAAGAAGACCTGGTAAGATGCCACCAATTAATGCTATATCTAAATGGGCTAGTATTAAAGGAATAAGTCAGAAGGCAGTATTTCCTATTGCTAAGAAGATAGGAAGACTAGGAATTAAACCAACACACGTATTAGATAAAACATTAAAGGCTTTGAATAAACAGAAACACTTTAGTATTTTAGAAGAGAGTATGAATGATTGGATTGATGATACGTTAGATAATATCGCTATGTCTTTATCTGAGAAAGGAAACTTCGTAGTTGATTATAGACCATAAAACACTTAAGTATTATATCTGTTTTATAAAAAAGAAATAGTCAATAATATGATAACTAGATTATTAGAACCACAAGAATTTCAATCAGTATATAATGAACTAATGTTAGTATTAGATTCGGATAAGAAATTAGAAGATAAATTCCAATATGTAATAGATGTAACTATCGATGGTACACCAATGAGTAGATTTAAAATACCATCTAATGCAGAAGGTTATGGTGTAATGGATTTACATAAACACATTGAACCTTTTGTAGATTATAATTTAGATACAACTTCAAGTAATAATATTCACGAAAGAGTAGAAGAATCATATGCTGTTTATAATGTAGAATTATCAGAAGAATATGTTTATACTTGGGATTTTGGTGACAATTATTGGGCAGGTGTTATAGTTTATGATGGTGATACATATAATAATATGACTGGTTTTAATTTAGGGACTACCCATTATTTCCAATTAGGTGATAGAGTTAAGATTACACAAGACACAGGTTTTTTACATCCAGAATATAATGGTATATTCACAGTTATAGATGTACCTGATGCTGTTAGTATAGTAGTTAATTTAAATTATGAAGGTGCATCCCCTGTTAATCCAGGAGTAGGTGTAATAGCTTCTAATAGCGTTACTATTATTCCGAGTATAGTTACATTGACTAGTAATAAATTAGCTTTTAATGGGGTATTTAAATGGGAAGACGTTTCATTATGGAATTATTCTGTTTATAAAGCATATCAATTAGGTGGTAGTGGTAAGATGTTAAGTAATATGTACACCAATAGTGATGTTCAATTAGAAGATATATTTGATATTCATTTTTATAAAGAGACTAACAACTTATATTATACAAGAATAACAACTGATAATGGTGTATTTGATTTCTATAATCAATATCAAGTCAATTTAATTAACAATAAGTTTATTAAGGTTAAATGTTCACCGTGGCATTTAACTAATACAACACAAGTTCCAGTTATTATATCAGGGGCATTACCTGTTTTAGATTCTAATAGTACTTATTATGAAGTTAAGTTTATTGATAATTTATTAGGGAATAGTTCAGAGACTAGAAGATTCAATTTAGTAGCTCCTTGTAGTTTATATGAGACATATAGATTTATTTATTTAGATAAGTTTGGTGCATTTGCTTCCACTTCATTTAATAAGGTGAATAAGAAGAAGACTACAATCAAGAGAGATACTTATAAAAAGAACTATGGGAGTTATAATTCAGTTGCTAATACTTGGGGATATAGTATTTCTGATAGAGGAACAAAGAATTATAATATGGAAGTAGAAGATATCATTACTATTAATTCTGATTGGCAGAGTGAATTGAATGCTCAGAGAATTTTAGATATGTTAGAATCACCAGAAGTTTATCACATAGATGAGAATAATAATATATATGGTATCAACATTTTAAATACAAGTTGGGATAAAAAACAAACAATCAATGATATTATTTTCAATTACACAATTGACTTTAAATATTCATTTAAAAATAAAGTAAATGTATAATGGGTAAAGTAGAAATATTAATATTATCTAATGGAGTATGGACACCTTTAGAAGTTAGACAAGATGCAATTGGATTTGGATTACAATTTTCAATTGATGATGTTAGAACACCTGAGAAGAGAAATTCTTCATATTCAAAGACTATTAAATTAGTTGGTTCGAAAAAGAATAATATGTTGATGGGACATTTATATGATGTACATTCAGACTTCTCTTATTTTAATCCGAATAATAAAAGTAAAGCAAGAATCTTAATTGATAGTACAACCGTATTAGATGGATTCTTACAATTAAAGTCTATTGATAAATTAAGTAATGTTGACCAACAAGGAAATAAGATAGAATATAACGTTGTTGTATTTGATGATAATATTGATTTCTTTTCTGAATTAGGTGAGAAGAAATTAGAAGATTTAGATGTAAGTCAGTATAATCATATATATGGTAGGGAGAATATAATGTCTAGTTGGACTAATCAATGGTCTGCTGGTTATACTTATCCGATGTTAGAAAATGGGAATATTAAACAGACTTTATTAGGATATGTAACACAAACAGATTATAAGACAGAAGATTTCAAACCAGCATTTTATCATAAATGGTTACTTAATAAATGTGCAGAAGAAAGTGGATTTATTTTAAGTGGTTCTTTTATGGATAATGAAGTTTATAAAAAAGAAATTATCCCCTTTAACGGAGATGTTTATCCATTAAGACCAGAAGATTTATTAAGTAGAACATATGATGCTGGATTAACAGTAGATAAGATAATGAGTAATAGTATAATTGGTGCTTATCAAATAGATGCTCAGTTATATACAAATTTCAATGATGATTTTACCTTACCTTATTTTGATACAACTGCATCTTTTACATATGATAATAATTTAGCTGTTGTACCACCACATATGGTTGATGATTTATATTCTAAATGGACAGTTAATAAGGCTGGTGAATATTCTTTTAAAACTAAAATGAAGATTTCAGTTACATTTACACCTACACAAAATGGTACATTAAAAATAGCACAGAATTCAGCAGATTTAAATGCTGGTACTGGAATAGTAGGTGATATGAATCTTCAAATAAGTTTAAATGAAGAATGGATAGGTGGTACAACAGCAGTTATAAATAGTTCACTAAGTGATTTAGTAGCTTTTCCTGCTAGCACAACTACTGGTGTTCCATTTACATTAGATTTCCTTATTGATATTGAAACTAATAATGTAGATTTAATTCAAAATGATATATTAAGACAATTTATTCAGATTGATACAGTACCAGTTACTAGTGGTTATGATTATTTTGGTTATGATTATGGTGGGGGTACAGTAGATTTAATGACAACTACTGTTACTATTAACAAAGTGTATGGAATAGGGGAAGAGTCTAATACTTTAAACATAGCTTTATCAGGAGAAATTACAGATGGTGACCAAGTTAATATTTGGAATTCATTACCAAAGAACTTCAAACAGAAAGATTTATTCATTGATATAATCAGAAGATATAATGTATATATTTCAATAGACCCAGATGATAATAGAAAATTGATTTTAGATAGTAGAGATGATTACTATACTAACGCAGATATTCTTGACTGGTCTAAGAAGAAAGATTATTCAAGTCCTGATAATATTAAATTCTTAACTGAGTTGCAAAATAAGGAAGTATTATTTACTTATAAGAATGATACAAGTGCTCAAATTAATAATGGAAGAAAAGTATTAGATGAATATACTAAACGAACTGGTGATATTTATGGGCAACATACAATTGAATATAATAATGATTTCATATCAGGAAGTAAAAAGATTGAAAGTCCATTTAGTCCTAGTATGATTTTATATCAATCTCAAACAGGTACTTTCGTTTCAGCAATTAATGCTATGAAGCCTAAGAGTAAACCAAGAGTTGTATTATATAATGGTTTAGTTAATTGTGAGAATGCTAAGACTTGGAAGTTCAGAAGAAACAATGGTGGTACAATTGAATTTTATGACCATACTACTTATCCACAAGCTATTCATTATGATGATGCTATCTTACCAGATGTAGATATTAATTTTGGACAATCTCCTTATGAAGAATATTCTCAAATTGAAAGAAGTACAGATAATAATCTATATAATAATTATTGGAGAAATTTCGTTGAGCAAGTAGATGATGGTAAAATGATTACTAGTTATTTTGAGTTGAATGAATATGATATTAATAAGATTAGAAATAAATTCAATTATAAAATATTAATAGAAAATGGTGGTGTGGCAAGTTATTATTTCATTAATAAAGTAATTGATTATAATCCAATTAGAAGTTCATTAACTAAAGTAGAATTACTTAAAATAAAAGATGGTGTTGTATTTGAGAAAAGTACAGGAACAACTTTAATAGATGCAAGTCTTCCTGTTACAAGAGGATTAGATGTTGCTGGTAATGCTGGTAATAATGTTGTTAATAATCCTTTAACTATTTTAAATGGAACTAGTAATAGAGTTAATACTACTGAGAGTGCTATTATAAATGGAAGTAATAATATAGTTGCTGATGGTAGTAAATCTATCTATGTAGGTGGTGATAATAACTATGTTCCACCAGGAGTAGATAATGTTATTATAATGGGTGATAATATAACTGCAATAGAAAGTAATGTAGCTTATATCGGAACAGTTGAGATAAACGGAAATACAAATACTATTAATATCCCTGGTTTTACACCATCTGATTTACAAACAGTTATGGACATTGGTAGTACAGCGAGTATTATCACTGATATTGATTTAGACACTACAGGAAGTATAATTTATAAAATAAATGGTAGTGAAGTATTTAAATCAAATAGTGGATTAGTAACATCATCAATAGGATTGAAGTCTTCGAGTATTATTTCTTCAGATAATGGTAGTGTAAATTCAAATAACTCTATTGTATGTGGTGGTAAAGATAATATAATAGACCTTAGTAATAATGTATTAATTACAGGACAAGGTAATACAGCAACAACTTCGGTTGGTTCTTTTTTAACAGCAGGTTTTAATAATATAGATACTTCAAATTGGTCAACTATAAGTGGTGGTACAGGTAATAGTATAAATTCTTCTCATCGTTCGGTGATTTTTGGTGGTCTTACTAATACAATAGATGGTTCGTTTCGTTCGGTTATTTTATCAGGTGTTAATAATCTTATTGATTTTGGTTCGACAAAATCAGCAATATTTATAGGTGAAGATAATAATGTAACAGGAACTTCTGATTCTTCTATCATAGGTGGTGGGTTCTCACATCTAATTACATTTTCTAATAATAGTATTTTGATGGGTGGTTATGATAATCTATTAAGTAATGCTGATTGGTGTGGTATTATTGGTGGACATAATAATACTATTAGTTCACAATCTAGTTGTTTCATTGGTGGTGGTACAGGTAATGATGTAACACAACATCGAAGTGGTATTATTGGTGGGGAAAATAACTCTGTAAGTGGTTCTCGTTCGGTAGTAATAGGTGGTAATTCACATACATTATCAGGTGTTCGTTCTGTAATACTTGGTGGTAGTGCGATTAATGGTATAGAAGATAATACTGTATATGTTCCAATTTTACAAGTGACTAAAAGTATAAGATTCGATGGTTATGGAACTCATCATAAAATGGGATATCTTTCAATTGGTGCGTGGAATATGGATGTAAATGGGATAGTGAGTATCTTTCACGGTTTATCAGCAACCGAATGGAAGACTATCCACGGCGTTACTGTGATGATTAGAAATGATGTTGATAGTTTCAGAGGACAATTAGATTTTCAAGCTCATTCAAATAGTGGTGTTAATTCAACTTATATAGTATTATCTAGAGTTGCTTTGGATTATTTTGATAATCCTGCATTTAGTTCGATTGGTGTCAATAGAGGTTATATAACTTTTTGGTACACACCAGATTAAAATAATTAAATAATTAAAATGACAACAACAGAAATAAGCAACACAGTAATAAACAGAGCTATTTATATAAATAGCAAATGGAAAGTATCAGTTACATTGAATGATTATCCATATGGATTCAGAATTGAAGGAGCAGATGATATATCTGATACTGATTTATCTGATTTAATTTATCAGGAATTACTAACAACAGAAGTATATGTAGCACCTGTGGTAGTTCCAATTGTTCAGAAAGAAACATTAGAGGGATTAGTACCAAGGCAAAAGTAAAACAGTTATAGATTATATCTGTTTTATAAAAAAGAAAGTAATAGAAATGAAAGAATTGAAAATGAAAATACATTTAGCTGAATGGTTTATAAAACCAGAATTAAAGAGATTAAATAGACAAATAGAATTTTCAATTTTGTTTATTACATTCAGAATTTTAAAAAAGAAAAAGAAACTACAATAATATGAATTATAATAATCAATATGAATTTTATAAGAGGGTAGAATTAGATGCTAATAATTATCTAATCACTTCTAACAGTCCAACACAACATACAGAAATAATTACAGAATTAGAAAAAATAGGAATTACTCAATTCTTCATTGAAGTAAATAAAGGTAACATAGCTGGTACAGTTCCGTTTAATAAGTTTGGTAGAAATGGAGATATCGATACAGGTCAAACAGAAGATATCTGGTCAGTTTCATCAACTTATACTGGATTCCCAACCGAGGTGGAAACTTTAGAAGTATTTTCAACTAATGCTAATGATACAGCAGGTGGTACAGGTGCAAGAGATATAGTAATAACTAATCTATTAGATGCTAGTTTCAATCCGATGCCTGATGTTTATTTAACTTTAAACGGAACTACACCAGTTAGTTTGGGTGCTGGTTTATATTCAAGATGTACAAGAATAGTAGTATTAACTGCTGGTAGTACAGGAGAGAATCAAGGTAATATAACGTTAAGACATACAACTACTACTAGTAATGTATTCGCAGTTATCACACCAGGAGATAATCAAACACAGATATTCGCATTTACTGTACCATTAGGAAAAACATTGTACATACCAAACTTTACTGTGATGATGACCAGGGCTAATGGTAGTGCAGGTAGTGCTAATATATCAGTTAAAGGTAAAATGGGAACTAATAATGTTTGGAATGTTATTAGAAATATAGATATAACAGATTCACAATCATATAAATTTGATTCAACAGCTTATTTCGTAGTATCAGAAGGAATGGATATTGTAGCTACAATAAATTCTGTATCAGATAACAATACTAGGGTGACAGGGGAAGCAAATGGTTTCTTAGTAGATAATTAAAATAATATTATATATGTATAAAACAGGAGATATATTTAATTGTACAAGTAAGTCTATAATATCTAAAATGATAAGATGGTTCACTAAATCTGATTATAGCCACACAGCTATGTTTATTGAGATATGGGGACAACCTTTTATAATTGAAAGTCAAGTAGATGGTGTTCATATCCATACATTTGATGAATGGCAAAAGAAATATAAATATAATTATGTAGTAATGCGTGGTGATACTGGTGATGAAAAGGAATTTTCAATTAGAGCTATGTCATTATTGGGTAAGAAATATGATTTCAAATCTCTATTATTAACACAACCTATTAAATTAAAAACAGGGATAATTATAAATAAAAAAGATGGAAAATTAGATTCACTATTTTGTTCTGAATTTATTGCTTGGTGTTATAAGATTGATGACTTTCAGATGAGTCCAGAAGATTTATTCAGATGGCAAATAATGAGAGGATTTTTAAAAATAAATACAAAATAAAATGGCAAAGACAATAGCATTTAAGACCACATTAGATAATACTAATACTATTCAATCATTGGAGAGTATGGAAACTAATCTAGAGTCTTTAAAAGAACAGATAAGAAATACAACTGACCCAGCTGAATTCAAACGATTAGGTTCGGAAATTAAAGCATCTGAATCAGAAGTAAAGAATTTAAATAAATCATTTGAAGGACTAGATTCAGAAGCACAAGCTGGTAAGATAGGACAACTAGCAGGTGGTATTGGTGCTATGGCTACAGCAGCTGCATTGGTTGTAGGTGAGAATGAAAACTTTGAAGCATTCTTTCAAACATTTGCAACTGGTATGGCGATAACACAAGCAGTTAAAGGAGCTATTGAAGCTTGGACTGCTGCACAAGAAGTATTAAATATAGTAATGACAGCCAATCCAATTGGACTTATTATAGTAGGTGTTGCTGCATTGATTGCAGGTATTGTTTTATTAGTAGTATATTTTGACCAGATAATAGATTATATGACAAACTTAAATGATGTTATCTTGATTTTATTAGGTCCAATAGGCTTATTAATCCTTGCTTATAAATTAATATACGCAGAAGAATTAGAAGCAGAATCACAGAAGGAAGCTAATATCAAAAAAGAGAAAGCTAGGTCAGAACAAAGAATTAGAGATATAAAAAGAGAACGAAAAGAAAATGCTAAAGCTCATAAAGAAAGACAAAGTGCATTTGATTTACAGATAGAAACATTAGAAGCAGAAGGTAAAGCTTCATTTGCTGTTACTATGGCTAAGTTACAAGATATATTAGATGAAAAGACTGCTATTTTAGAAGCATCACAAGCAATGTTCCAAGAGAAGTTAACTTATTACCAAAATATAGCTAAGTTACAAGGTCAGAGTGATGAAGAATTTAAAAAATCTATGTTAGCACAAGGAGTAGATTTCGATGCTTTAACAGAACAATTTAATAAAGGATTACAAAACCAAAAAGATGCAGCACAGAGAGCTCAAAATGCTATTACCAAAGCTAATAGAGAACACAATGAAGAGAGAAGAGCTGAGAATAAGAAGACTTCTGATGATAAAATAGCACAAGAAGAAAAAGATTTAGCTCATATAATAGCAATTCAAGAAAAGATTGATGCTTTATCTATTGAACAAATAGAAAACGAACAAGAAAGAAATGATGCTAAAGCTCAAGCTAAGTTTGAAAAGATGGTTAAGAATTTAGATGATAGTAATGCTAAAGAATTAGAGTTAATCAAATTATATGAACAACAATTATTTGATACATTAGATGCTAATCAACTTAAAGTAGATGAGGCTAATGAAGCTAAGAAATTAAAAGAACAAGCTGATAGGGATGCTGAGATTGAAGCAGAGAAAGAAAAGAATGAAGCTATATTCCAAAGTAAAATAGATGGTTATAATAAGAGTATAGACTTAGGAAAACAAGGATTGTCATCAGCAACTAATTTAGCTAATTCTATTTTCACTATGACTGATAATATGGGTAAACAAGATGATGCTTCTAAATTAAAACGGGCTAAACGTCAATTCGAAATACAAAAGGGATTCTCAATTGCTGAGGCTGGTTTAAATACTGCAACTGCAATTGTTAAGGCTATTGCTCAATTTGGACCACCACCTTCACCATTAGGTATAGCAGGGATTGCTACTGCTGGTATAATAGGTGCTGCACAAATCGGTGCTATTGCTAGTGCTAAATTCTCAGGTGGTTCGGTAGGTTCTGTATCTGCTCCTAGTTCTTCTGTACCTAGTGCTAATACAGGTAGTGCTCCTGTACCATCTACTAATACTTTATTTAGTGTACCTGGTGCTGGAACAGAACAATTAGGTGAGGGTGCTGGTAGTACTCAATCAGCTCCTATACAAGCTTTCGTTGTTGAAAGTGATATAACAAACACACAGAATGAACTATCTAACTTACAACAGATGAGTGAAATAGGATAAAAAATAATAATAATTAAAATGGAAAATAAAGAAGAATTAA